ACTACTTCTTTTTCATTGTCAAAAAAAATAGAATCATCACAGAGAGATTCTAATATAGCAATTAAAGACAAAAAATTTGCATTATAGTTCAATGAATCAATAACATATAGTAATCCATGCAATTCATATATAAGAGATTGTATATTAGCGAATAATCCACAATTAGACTCCTCATACAAAGGAAGTATTTTGTAGACCTTATCTATCAACGATTTCTTATAAGATTCAAATATTGTACTATCAATTGTTATCATGATGATTCATCGCCTTTCATATTCGACAAATTTCTGTCTTTATATGAATATTGAGTATTCATCATTTGAGCATCTTTTTTAAGTTTTTCTTCTAATCTAATTAGACCATCTAAATGATTTCGTTGTGAATATATTTTAAAATCACTATCAGACATAATCTGTCTATAATTTTCACTTGAAACTACTTTTGGTCTAATAAAATGATAAATCATCCAGGTTGCCAAAAGTTCAATTTCATCATCGTTTAAATCATTATTAAACTGACCAAATAGATCGTCTCTATCTTTAAGATCAATCTTTGGCTTTGAGAAACTGACAATTGCACTCTTTAAATATTTAAATAATTGAGTTTCTAACTCTTCTTGTGTCAACTTTAAAAATGAATACTCTGTGATCTTTGATAAAAAAGAATCATATACCTCATTATAAGGAGTTGCCATTTGCAATCCTCCTTTAGCTGATCATAGATAAATCAATATTTAGTTCTCTTTCAAGAATCTTAATCACACGAATGTCATACAATTCCTGATTTTCAACCATTTGTCTAGCTCTAATAGAAACAGATTCCCTAGTTCCATTTGGAGCCTTCTTTAATCTTTCTTGAATTTCAACAGGACTCATTAAAAGTAATGAATCAATATCTTCTGGATCAATAATTGAATCATAAATTCTTTTCAAGCCCAAATATTCAATTACTTCTTCATCATCAATCATAACCCATGGCTCATTAAGGAATCTTGGCTGAGAAGATTTCATTGTTAGTAATTCAGCAACATCAATATATTCTTCATCATTTGGCTCATTCCAATTTACTTCTACACCGCTCTTTTTAGAAATATATGTCAAAGAGCCAGCGGTAATATTCCTACATGGAACCATCATTTTTAAATCAAGTTGAACCTTGGTTTTTGTATTCTTTTTAGCAGGAACAACTTCTTTCGTGTCCTCTACTTCAACATTTGTATTAACAACTTCATTCTTATTTTCTTCTTTTCTAATTGCTGCCATTTTAATATCCTCCTTGTATTCTTAAAGCTAATATTATATGAGAAGGGGTTTTCCCCTTCTCATATTTTTTCATATTTATTTTTCAAAGAACAAAACAATATATCTTAGGATAGGGTGTAGCAACCATATGCAACATTGAAGATAGTAACCACGCCATACTTTGTAATAACAGTATGTTCTTGGCTCATATCCATGTTCATATGAGTACCATTACCAGGATTGTCAACAATGATTGTTTGACCTTCTCTAACAACCTTTACAGGCTTTGTATTAGCAGGAAGAACAAACAGTTTGTTGTCATCAAGCTTGAATTCAAAAGTATTCAGTTGGAATACTTGTGGAATTTCCATTAAAGGAATGCCTTCGTATGTATTCAAGATACCATTTTGATGAATTTCATCCTTCATCTTTTCACTTACTAAGAATGATTGAGCTGTATAAGCACCATTGATTTTCTTCAATGCGTTCTTAGTACCTGCAATAACTACAGGAGCATAGCCATTAGCTGTACGAACCTTTTGGATCAGATCAGACATATTGGCATCAGAGAATGAACCAGTCTTTTGGAATTGAGTAGGAAGATATTGAGAAGCACCGATAAATCCAGATGCAATGTCTTCTGCTAACTTGTAACGAAGAGCTTCTTCAACCTTTCTAACGAAAGCTGCCCAATCCATACGACCTGCAACAAATCTCAGGAAGTCACCATAAATCTTAATACCATAGGTCTTAGTTGTTACGGTGAAAGTATCACCAATATCTAGCTTTTGTCTACGCAGATTCAAGTGACCATCAGCCACTTCACTAACAGTAAGCATAGTGCGATCTTCTACATAGAATTGAGCGCTATCACCATAGTTAAGGTCACGGAATTCTACGAATTGTTGGAAGAAAGGTGATTGAGTGATAACAGGAACAAGGGTCTGGTCAAGAATTTCTTCAATGATTGTGAACACTTGATTCTTGTTGTCACGGAAGGTACGATAGTCAGGCTTGTCAGTACCCAGTAATTCTACAAACTTATCTCTAATTGCATTAGATGCTTGATCGATGGAGAAATCTGTAGAAACTCTCCCGAAATAAGTATCAACACAAAGTTTTACTAAATCTTTTTTCATTTTTATTAATCCTCCTTATAATTATAATTAGTTAGCCAGCACTTCAATAACTGCAAACTTAGTGACACGTTGAATAACGCCAGCCTGACCTACTACTGTAGGAACACCAATTTGTTCGAGAGCAATAATCTTGCCTTGGAACTTTTCAGTAGTAACAGCGGCCGCTTCTTTCAATTTCAATCCTGCTTGTGCAACTACATAGTTACCTACCACTGGGGCGGCACCAAGAAGTGTCAGAGCATCATAGGAAATAGAAATAATATCACCCTTGGCAATTTCATAAGCACGAACAGCAGTACCTGCTGGAGTGCTGAAATTACCTAATGCATTGTCTTTCATAAAACGATTGTCATAAACAACTTCTGCGGCTGCGATAAGAGCTAAATCGCCATCACCTGCTGTTGGGGTTGCAACATTGTAAAGCTCTCTTTCCCCAGTCTTTAAGGTTCCACGCTTAACAACAAAACCGTTTTCAAGAACAGCGTTATGAACAACAGACCAAATATTACCATGGTAAACTGACTTTACCTTATCTAAACGAACTACTCCTGCCATTGATAAAATCCTCCTTAGAATTTTAATAAATTTATTTTATTTTATATTTATTAAAGATTATTCTTTTCGAGATATTCTTTAATAATATATTCATACGAACTACCTTTGCCATCTTGCTTTTGTTGAACAATACTTAACTTATTAGGTTGAGTCTGAGTTTTTTGTGTAAACTTGGTTGAAGATGCCTTCTTACCAAGAGCAACATAAAGCTCTTTTTCAATATCTCCTAAATCTGATTGAGAGAAATTTTCTCGAACGAAATTAATTTCTTCTTCTGTAAGTTGCTCAGTGAACTTGCTAAATAATTCATTAACTTTTGCTTCTCTTTCTTCCGATTCTTTTAAAGCCTTGAATTCTTGTAATTCGGACAATTGAGATTTAATTGATTCAAATTCCGTGACTTGACTTTGAAGTCCAGCTTTTTCGCTTTCAAAAGATTCTTTAGCTGTGCTAAATTCACTTTGAACAGAATCTAGTTGGGACTGAATTTCACTAACTTTAGCTTCAAGCGATTCTTTTTCTTGTGTAAACTGTGTAGTGCTTGATTCTAGGATTTCTTTTGGAACAAATGAAAAATTAACTTCTTCATTTTCTTCTGCTTTAACATAAGAAACTTTGTACTTTTCTTTTGAATCAAAATTGATACCTACAACATCTTCATTGACACTATAGTTTAGACCAACAAGAGAACTATCTTCTGCACTATAAACAATAACACTTGAATCATTGTGATCTACATAAGATAATTTTTCATGTTCGCCTAAAGCGGCAATAATCTTTTCCTTCATGAACTCACCTTCCTTTTTATTACTTATATCTTTGCCATTAGGCTCTTGATATTTTGTGTATAATAACTTAAACATTTCAACTTCTTCTTGGACTTGTTTTTGCCAATTTTCATCCATGCAAAAATTAACTTCAACTTCCGCACCATTCATTGCTGGGCGCTCAACGTCTCCAAGAATACATGCTCCAAAGAATTTAAAATTTGTGAAATGGAACAACTTATCGTCTTTTACATGACCATCGAATTCATCACTCAATTCCATGCTTTGACCTTTTTCTAAGTCTCTTAATAAAATTTCTTCTGGAACTCCCCACTTATTCCAAACAAGTCCTTCCACAGTAAGAAATTCTCTCTCTATCCCATCGTCACACATCTTCATTTCAAATTGTGCATTATTTGTTTCTGGAATGACTCCAATTGCTTGACCAATATATGTAAGCTCAAATCTTCCTGTCTTCTCGTTCTTTTTAAGAACACTACGATGATCAGAAAAATCATATTCTCCACTGGAATTCTTTATTATATAACCAAGAATAGGTGTATTTGCCAAAGAAGGGATTGCCTTTTGAACTACGTCTTTAGAAAAATAACTTCCATTTTGATTTTTTCCTGTGTGCATTAACCAAATCTTCACGCTAATAAATCTTTCGTCATGATTTCCTACTTTTTGAAAATGCACAGGAAATTTTCTTATAACATCGTTCAATGTATTCACCCCCTTTCTCAATTAACTTTTCTTATTGCTATCTCTCGATTTTGCGCCGCTATCAGTAATCTTAGTTCCTTTTTTCTTAGGTGCGCCATCCTCACCATCTGTTGTTGATGTGTGTGAAGATTGCATAGGAACCATTGATTCATTTAGGCCAAGAACTTCATTTTCAAGATAGTTCATATTCATTAATGAACTAGGAGTTAATCCTAGTGTGGCGGCAATAACCGATCTTACGGGGAATCCATATTCTCCGCTTGTCATTACACGTTCAAAGAAATCGTCAATATTGTAATGAGTAACATTAAGCAAATGAACTCTCCAACTAACGCCAGATGATTTTCTTGCCTTCTTGTTAAGCCATCTTTCGAATTGTCTTAACAACATAAATACAAGTGCTTCATCACTATTGATTGATCTATTAAGACCAACACTACTCGACTTATCTGTGTTGAACAATAATTGACTTACACCAGCACCATCCCAAAACTCTCTTGTCGCTTTAAAAACATTATCTTGATCTACCGAACCAGACTTTTCAAAATTAATGTCTTTGATATCCATTGGAGTAGTAATAAGTCCAACCTGATCAGGAAGAACTGATGCTGCTTGCTGATGAAACATAATCATGTTATCATAGTCAATCATGAAGTCATTATTTGTTCCAGACTCTTCTCTCATTGGAAGCTTTTGAATTAACAATTTATAATTTTCAAGCTCCGCTCTAGACTTTCTAAGAGCTTTAAAATCTTCAATTTCTAACAAGCTCTCAAATAATCCAGCAAATGGAGGGAATGCATATTCTGAAATATTTTCATTTAACTTTATACAAATTGTATTTGTATGTTCAAGCTCTTGCCAAACATATTTTATACCTACATTTTGTTTGTATATTTCGTACTTTTCTTTGAATTCATCTGGATATGTATCCAATCTTTCTGGATATGTATCAAAATATTGAAAATTAAATGAAAAATTATAACAGCCATCAATTATAGATGTTATTACACAATATTTTGGATCAAGCTTTTGAATGAAATATGTGTCTTTACTCATATGCTCATATCCATAAAAAACATCTTCAACAAACACAGAAAGAAGAATCTTTGAAAATTCATGCTTAATATTCATATTTTCAATGAAGTCAAGTGTCTTTCTATATTGAGTCTTAAATGTTTTTGCATTCACTTTATCAGGATCGAACCCATAAGGCTCAACAATATAGGCAAATGTTGGCATTGTAGAAAAGTAATTGACAAGTCTTCTGTATTGAGAGCTTATATTGTAAAGATTAACGCTAATATCTCTTAATTGGTCTTGCCATCTTTCAGGGTCCCTAACAAATTGTAAAACCTGCTCTTTAGAATATCGAAGATAATAATTATCTCTGAATCTTCCTCTTTCCATATTTCTTGTAATGAATTTTTCTACTGTTGCATAATTAAGTAACATTGCCGATTCTCTTTTGAATGTTTTTTCCTCATTTGCAACATTATTTAAAACTTTTTCACTCATTTTTTTAGAACCCCTCCTCTCTATCTAATCTTTGCTTGCTTAACAGCAAAAAATTTCCAAGCATCTGCTCTTTCGTTTTTCTTAATTTGATTTTGTTGTTCCAATGTGTAAACATAGTACAAACCATATTCAAATGCAGAAAATTTATCCTTATTAATACTTCTTGAAATTTGCTTTATTTGAGTTTCTTTACCAGATTGCTTATACTCAAGGTTCATTATTTCTTCACACAACAAGTCTGTCATAATAAAAGGCATCAACGATTTCGACTTAACTTCTGAATCTTTTATCTTCTTATCTATATTTGCCTTTGCTTCTGACTCCGTATGAAGTAATTTAACCTTTTTATTACTAACAATGTTAACAAATACATTATGAATAGTTGATGCTTTATTTTCTTTTGTATTTGAACTTAATGCATAAACCATTGGGATACTATTTGGTTGCTTGTATCTATCATAACGTTCATCATTAACAACAGAATAAGGTGGATTTTCGTCACATTCTGTAACTAATATATCAACCAAACCTTTACCTGCTCCGTTGGAGTCAACTACAACTATTCTCGCTTTAAAGTCATTAACTTTTTGCTTTAAGAATCTTGCTTGCTCTTGGAAATGCGTTCCTTCGAAACTGTATATATTCACTAAATGTTTCTGATAAGTTCCGTCATTTCTTGGTATGATCTTCAAAACAACAAGCGCACAGTTAGCATTTTGTGATCCTTCTGCACGTGCAACGTCATATGCCAATACATACTCAACGCCTTTTTCATTGCTTGCCTTATCTTCTGCTTTTGTAAGGACTCTAGATTCTATAATATCGTCTAATTGAACCAATGAGTTGTCACTTGTTCCAGTCCAAACAGATTCATATTCACGTGCAAATGAAAGAGGATTAAATGTTGGTCTTGTCTTTAGATCATTGATAAAATCAATGTCCAATTGTCCATGCATACATGCAAGTTCAAACCCTGCACCAAGATTAAACGCAGACTTTCCTTCTGACATTTCTTGTAAAACTTCTCGCATCTTTTCAAACGCAAAACTTTGTCTTGTACCTGCTGTTGTTATATACCATTCAAATTTATGTATTTCATTTTCATCTTTACCTTTACATGCCGCAATTCTATCATTAGCCATACGAGGAATAACTGCTTCGTTTAGAACGTCTTTCTTCATCTTTTCGTCTACAATTTCCTCAATTGCTCCACCATTATTACGTCCGCCACGGGCACTCTGAGCTACTTGAATAACTTCGAGTTTTGATCCGTTGTGGAAGTATAACTTTGTATAGTCGTTTTGGAATACAACTTTCTCCACTTCTCCTTGAAGAACAGGAAAGAATCCCCAAATCTTTTCTATATTTGCCTGACTAATTTTTGCCGCTTGCTCTTTGCCTGGAGCGCATATAAATAATTCTGTTCCAGGGTACATAATACATTTTAAAAAAAGAGCCAATATTTGCGTAAAACTTTTTGCTGTACCACGTGTAAATGTAAAATATACACGCTTATATCTGAATAAAACACGTAACATAACTCTTTGATAAAAGAATAAATCGATTTTACATGTTTCATCTTTAATAAAATCTATAAAACGATCTGGGTAGGCTCTCCAATAACTACAATACTTTCTCCAATCAACCTTTGTTTCTTGGAATGATCTTACATTTGCCGCCTTTTTTGTAAAATCAACTGTGGCTTCCATTGGTGTTTTATAATTTGCAAAAACAGCCATTATTCTTCACCATCCACTAAAGGAGCGTCATCTGGCACTTCAAATAATGTATCCAAATTTAATAATTTTCTTGTATAATTAGACATA